ATTTGGTAAAATGTCCCTGCTAGGAATCGAACCTAGATAATTCGCTTAGAAGGCGAATGTTCTATCCATTGAACTACAGGGACAGATTGGTTAGAACGGAACTTCGTCTTGGGATTCGGGTTCAGAGTCTACACCATTCTGCTTCAAAGCCCAGAGAGCCTGTGCAGATTTCTTGAGGGACTGGTCTTTAGCACCGACCTTACCAGTCTTTTCCCACGGCTTAGGCTCCCACTTGTTAGCCCAGTAGTCGAGGTCGCTATCAGGAAGGGCAGACAGAGAAGTACCCTTGTTCTTGCCGAACGGAACAGCGAGTTCGAAATCGATTCCAACGCTACCAGTGTGGGGTGCAACAAAGGTAGCAATAGGAGCCGACTTCTTTACAGCCACAGGAGCGGAGGAAGTCTTAACCACTCGGTCTGCTTCACAGTCATCATCCGTGGTAGCCAGACCCCCGATGGAAGCCAGACAATAGCGTCTCAGGTAGGTCAGGATAGCACCAGCCTGTTGACCAGTAGCCTGTTCACCTACAGGAACGATGCAGGAGGATTCGATGCTCGTGCCGTTCTTGTGGGCAATAATGGTCTTAATGCCAATGCCATTGTCGTGGAACTCGGAGGTCGGCAGTTGAATCACCGTAAGACCGTGCTTGTGGAACAGGGGCTTAAGATAAGACAAGTGAGCCGATAGGCTGGCGAATTTCGATTTAAAATGCGGATTAAAATCATCCGCAACAATGTCTTTCGTCTCAGAATGCACATTGCCTAGGGCGATGTACAACTCAGACAGGTTTGGCTTAGGTAGCGTATCGTTTTGCATATCGATTCGTTTCCAGAGTTCGTTACTTCTTGCTAACCACTTCATCGTTAACCTTTCGGCTATTGGATGCATTGATTCGAACAGCATTGCCTTGGTCGTTGATGAACGAATAGTACAGGTAGTGCTTAACCTTTACAGGCTTCAGCAATCGTGCCATTCGACCATCTGGGAGTACGATGTACTTCCGTGCGTTATTGACCTCAATGATAGAGGCCGTTTCGGTATTTTGGGTTTCCATATGTTTGGGTGGGAAATTACTGAGCGGCTCCGTAGATTCGGAAGTAGTCCTTAAGTCTGCGAATGATTGCAGAGCCTGTCTCTCCGTTTGAGAATCTGTCGGATAGTCCGCTTCCGTTGTAGTTGGTTGTGATAATGGTCGGGCGTTTATTGGATGTTCGCTCGTCAATGATAGAGAATAAATCGCTCTCCATTCGTTGGGTCAAGCGTTCTTTTCCTAAATCGTCAATGACCAGCAGGGAGCAAGAAGTCAGACGCTCGATGACATCACCGTGGTTCTGGTTGGCAAAGCCCTTCTCGATTTCAGACTCCAGTTTACGCATCGTCAGGAAGATGCTATGCTTCGGGTAGAAGTGTAGCCACGCCTTGTTGTACATCGCCCACGCACACCGTGTCTTGCCTGTGCCAGTGACACCGTGAAGCAGGACGCTCTGCTCTGGTGTGTACTCCTGCAACGCCACCTGCATCTGCTGTGCAAGTTTGCTTTCGATGGTATCGTGGAACGCCAGAGGAGTGGAAGGATGCATCGACTTGAAGCACCAGTTGTGCTTGTTGAAGACATCCTTGTAGTAGTACGGATACTCGTGATGTTCCTTGTGAGGGAAGCAGTCAAGGCACACTGCGATAAACGGTTTAAACTTTTGACTTGTTGAGTCCCAGACAGGGACTGCGTCAGCCTTACAGTGAATGCACTTAGAAGCCATTGGCGTGGTCGTTGTTGGTTAGCGTTTTGGTTTTGTTGGCAGTTACTACAAAAAGACCCTGCCAGCCGAAAGCAATGCTTTTGTTGATTGAATCAATTGCGTTTGTTTCGTTTGCCCAAGAGCCAAGCATTGTCAACTGCTCTTGTTGCGTCATCTCAGACAAAGGCTTCTTGATTTGCTTTCGATAATCTTTCCATTTGTGCCAAGACACTTTGAATGCGTCTCCGTAAGGAAGGGTTAGGGTAGGTTTATCCTCTTTTTTATCTACTGTTCTATCTGTAGGAAGTCTACTTCCCCCCCTGCGGGAAATAGGTTTCCCCCTCCCTAGGAAATCTGTAGCACCCACCAAGGCTTGCTTCTCCACTGTCCGTAGGATGCGTTTGCCGTTCACTTCGATGCGGACTACCAACTGGTAGTCGATAAGCGTTTTGAGGACATTCTTGACCTGTCTGTCGCTCAGTTGCAGGGTCTGTGCAAGGTAGCCATTGGAGGCGAAACAGCCTTCTTCATTGTCGAGGGCGTTTACGATTCCGTACACCACCTTCTCGGTGATGGTAAGGGTTTCCATCTGGAAGACCTCTACAGGAATCCAGACACCAGTAAATGATGGCTTACTCATACGATGTTTAAGTCTTCAAGAATTCCACCCTGTGGGCCTTCCCAGAAGTCGGAATGATTGCAATCCACATAGTCAAACAGACGCAAAAGAACGGCATTCTTCCACTTAACCAGTTCTTCAGGAGAAACCTGCCAGAAAGCACAAGTGCTAGGCTCAGAGGTTTCAACAGCGATAAACTCAAAACTGAACGGCTTGCCATAGCATTCTTCAGCCAGCAGACAGTAGAAAGCGGCCTGTACCCAGTACATCCTGTCTTTCACTGTGTACTTAAACTTAGTTCCAGATACATCGTCACACGATTTGATGTCCCTGATGATTCCGTTTTCGACATCAATGATATCGAGGCGAGCCTTACAGTCGATGCCAGCCAACTTGCCAAGCAGGACTAACTCTTTACGGATAGAAACCTGAGCCGCCATCCTCTGCCAGTCAGAGTTCTGATTGATAGCCTTGATGGCCCGAAGCACTACTGCCTCAGAGTCAGCCTTCAGGATGGTCTTGCCGATAGCACCCTCCTCAAAGGCTTGCTTGATGGCCTTACCCTCCTTGGTGCGTCCGTCCACATCAGGGAAGTAGGCAATAGTCTTGAGGTAATCCTCAGGCTGGAGCATAGCCGTGTGGATGGCAGTGCCAATCCTCATAGCCTCGGTTGTCTCAACCTCCTTCTGGTTACGGAAGTGATAGGGTGAGCGGAAGAACGCCTTGAAGCGGGAAGCATTCAGGGCGGGAAGAGAGCGGTATTCGCTCTCCGACATAGTGCTGACTAGCGTTGTTTTCATTGGTTGTTTTGGTCGTAGTACATTTGCACAGATGGCTCCGTGCTCCAGTACTTCTCAATCTGTATGCTCCAGATTTGGGCATCGTCAAGCCAGTATCCGATTTTGGTAAATTCATCCAGAATGACCTTGACAACATTGTCCACATCTGGTTTGGTGGTTTTTACAAGTGTTTTACACTTGCTAATTTTTGGTAAAAGGTACTTTGGGGGGCTATAGTAAAGCCTAATGTAGACCCTGATTGGCCCTTCGCAGGGCTTATCGGGCTTCCCAGCCACCATATACGGCCTAGCAAGGTCTACCCAAGCGGATACTTTGTTGTTTTTCATTTTTCCGACAAACATTTTGCCGCTTTTAGACCTAAGAACCCTCAAATTAGCCTGATGGGTGCTCTTGGGCGGCTCGATGGGCATAACTAACCAACATTGACTTGTAGGCAAATTCATAATAGCGTTGTTTTGTATGGAATCTGAATCCAAATATGAAAGAGTCAAGAATGATAAGAAATCAACAACTCTTGAAAAACTTGACGCTAAAAAGAAGGAAGAAATTGTGTGGATGACCGAACAGGGCCATACTCAGAAGGAAATCGAGGAGAAAGTTGAGGTTTCTAGTCATACTGTGGTCGCTGTACGCCAAGATATGGGCAGTCAGGAGTCCCTAGACCTGAAGACTTACAAGGCCAAGACTTCTGACCTGTTTAAGTCTATCATTATGAAGGGTGCTCTCAGGCTTGATACTGAGATTGATAAACTGCCTATCAGCCAGATGCCATTGGCACTAGCGATTCTCATCGACAAAGTACAGACCCTCAATGACCAGCCTGTAGTAGTTACTGAGCATCGCCTTAGAATCAAGCACGAAGATATTAATAAAATGATTTCAGGCGAGATTATTGACATTCCAGATTCAAAGTAAGGCAATTTTGTCCCAAAACAATTTTAGCAAAAATCTTATAAGGTTAGGTCTTAACAGGGTAACAGGAGGAAGGTTTGAGGTCGGATTGGCTCGTGGCTCCACGATTTTCATTTCTCGCCACAGGTCTTCGGGTATAATGGATGTAAGCAAGTAGAGGCGGTCACACTGATTCGGGTATCGAGTGCCACTACGGCACTCACCGAAACATCTGCTCCATTCGTTAACCCAAAATAAAACGAGTGAGTGGAAGGTGCAGACTAAATCGAAAGCGATATACGATATGGAAACCTCAACTAACCTGATGGTTCTGATGGCGAAGATTCAGTGCGTGGAAGTGTTCACCTTCCACCCCTTCCACTACTCCGCTCCGATTATGGGCGAAGACAAGTACGAAGGCGAAGGCAAGTTCCTCAAAGCGTTCCACGCTATCCTGCGGTCTGGCGGTCAGCCGTTCATCTACATCACCGAAAAAGATGAGAGCGGCTGGTGCTATCGCCACTCCATCACTGCATACAAGTTCGTGCAGTTGCTCGGCTTCGAAATCCTCAGCACTGGGCTGAAAGGTTTCACCGCACGGATGTTCGCCAACGAGAACGGCATCGGCAAGGATGCCGAAGCGGTCATCGCTGAAAACACCAAGGAGGTCTACGCTTCCTTCGAAAATGGCGAACGCTACTGGAAGAATATGGTCGCTCAGGAGCAGGACATCGCTGATGCCAAGGCTCGCTTGTCTGCATACGAAGCCGCCATCAAGAAGTATAACGAGACGAAGGGTGGCGAAGAGAACATCGCTCTGGACGCTTAACACGAACCAGCACCACCGACTGTGGAGAGGAGAGGCGAGCAATCGCTTCTCCTCTCTGCTTTTATTTCCTCCCAAACACATACCATATATGGACAACACAGATTGGAAGAAGACCAAACAATTGTTCAACTTCGACAACGCAAAGACGAAGAAGGGCAATCATCTTGGATACAGCACTGCTATCCTATACCTCGCATCATCCGATATGTCGGGTGTTGTTAATGTGTGCAAACACGCCACGAAAGAATGTCGTGAAGACTGTCTCGTGTTCGCTGGCCTCGCAGGAATCTTTCCGAAGATTAATGCGGCTCGTGTTCACAAGACGAAGTGGATGCATATGTACCCAGATACTTTCTGGGCGAAGGTTGACCGAGAGATTCTTAATCACGAGAACCTCTGCTATCGCAACACGAAGCGATTGAAGCGTAAGTTGAAGCCGTGCGTTCGTATCAACGGCACATCAGATATCTGGAACTCAGATATGGAAACGATTATGTATCGTCATCCTGATGTGCAATTCTACGACTACAGTAAGGACTTCCAACGCATTGTCGATTGGACGATGGGCAGACTGCCTCTCAACTATCATCTCACCTATTCGTATGGTGGCGGTGATGCTAAGAACGCAATCTGGTGTCTCGATAACGGAGTCAATGTTGCTGTCGTGTTCGATGTGAAGCGTGGCGATAAACTGCCCGACCATCATTGGGGATACACTGTTGTTGATGGAGATACGCACGACCTGCGTTTCCTCGACCAGAAAGACCCGAACAAGTATGGTCGCATCATCGGACTCCGTGCGAAAGGCAAAGCCGCTGGAAAAGAAGGACGAAGCAATTCGTTCATCCAGAAAGGAGCCGTGTCGTGAAACACGAAAGGTTGTTCCCTCAGGCATACGAAGCGGTTGTTGCTAACCCCACTAAGCGATATTGGACTGATGGCGATATCGTTCACCGAGTTAGCAAGTGTGAGTGCGATAAGTGCAAACTGATTATGCAGGAACGACTCTCTCGCAGGGTTAAGTATACTGCCGATTACAGAAATGCTAATCGAGCAAAACTGCATAATTATCAGAGAGCACTTCGAGCACACTCCACATCGCTTGGAAGACCTACGCACATACAAGTGATGTGGTGCGGTAGCCCTTGGATTGAGAAAGACTTTGAATTCTACACACAGTGCAGAGAGTTTGCGAAGAGCAACTCTATGTCTGTTAATGAATTCGTTAGGTCTGCTCTCTCTGATGCAATCAAGAAAGGAGTCCGCTCGTGAGTACTGATGCTGAATTCCATCGTGCTTTAAGCGAGTTCCTCGATGCGGAAGATAAGTGGCTCAATCACCAATCAACTTGGCTCGATGACCACCATCCTATTCGCAACGAGCACAGCGATAAGCAACTCGATATCATTTACAGCAATGTAAAGTTTCGAGTCGAAGAACTCCGTACCATCGCCAACAAACTTGGCGGTGAGTATGTGAGGACTGCCGAGTATGCACTCGGCAAAAACTTCGGGCTTAAACGATGAGCAATCCTAATCAGTGCTCCTGCGAAAGCCATAAGCATTGGTATTGGCTAACTGATGGATACGGAATCCCTCTCTGCAAAGTCTGCGAAGACTGTAAGGAGAAAAAGTTGCGTCTATATCGACCCGACATCTTCACTGCATATGAAGCGGAAGAGCCTATCAACCCAGACGAATAAATCTCGTCTGTCTCAGTGGGAGGAAGAACACGAAGTTCTTCTTTCCACTTTTCTTTCTCAGGCAACTGAGGAAACCAAAAACTCCGACAGCGTGAACCCCGCCCAACCTAACAGGGTAGTAACGCTGAACGAGCAAACCGAAACGAAACGAAACAAATAACACAACGCATATGAAACAAATGATTGGTAAACTCCTCGCTTGGTTCCTACCAGCGAGCAAGGCAGAGCACACGCTTCTCGACTTAGAGATGCGTATTATGGGATTGGAACAGGATGTTCATCACCTCAAAGGTTTGCTTAAGACCGACAGCATCTCGCTGGCTGGTATGAGCAAGAAGAGTCACGATGAGCACTTCCAGACCATCGTTCGTGAAGCAACTGAGGAGTCGTTCGACTTCGATACGCTTGTAAGTGAAGCGATTGAGAATCACGACTTCACCGACAGCATCAGTGATGCACTCGATGATGCCATCAGCAATAAAGATTGGGACTACGAACTGCGTGAGGCTATCGATTGGGACAAGGTCGCTGACAAGGTCGTGGACAAGATTGATTGGTCTGATGTAGTCAGCGACAACTGTCTGCTCACCAGCGATGATATCGATATCGATGACCTGATGCTCCAGTCGGAGCAGATGTCTGATGACGATGTGATGAAGCGTAGCGACCTGAGCGATGAAGTCATCAGCGAGTTGAAGCGTGATTGGTTCACGCAGATGCTCAAAGATGAAGTCAAGTCTCTCTTCAAGTCCACGCTGTCTGAGGCTCGTGAGACTGAAAACGCCAACGCTCGCAACTGCATCGATGACGAAATCGAAATCAAACTCGATGTACTCATCCGTGAGCAGATGACAGCCAAGTTCGGTGAGCAGTGGGACAATTGGTATAACGAGAACACTCGTCACTGCGTCAAGATTGTGCTCGGTGAGTTCCTCGCCTCCGCATACGAACAGACCAAGGAGACTAAGTAATATGTCCAAGGTATCTGCAAAGCGTCTCGCTGAACTCGTCTCAATGTTGGAGATTCCAGAAACCATTCAGCGTGAGGATTATCCTCCTGCATCACTGAGCGGTAGCGGAAACATCTTCATCGACATCGCCGCCGCTTCACGAGCGTGGCGTAAGGTTGATGTTGGTGTATCCAGCAGGGTGATGAGCGTCATCAATGCCAACTGCCAGAGCGAACACGAAGTAGACGCTCTCCTTAACCACATTACTCTTTAACCCAGAGTAATTTATTCCGTCCAAAACTTTGTGCGAAAAGCGAAGGAATTGCGTCAGGTTCCAACGCCAAGTAGCACATAAACCAAAACGAAACACATACTATGCTACACAGCATCCAGACAGCCGCTGACCTGTCTCTAATCCGTCAGCAATACGAGCGTGAAGTAGAAATGCATCACGCCAACAGCCCGAAGGTTACTTCGGGTTCCAACGCCCACAACTATTCCGTTCGCTCTGTGCCGCTCTATACGGCTAATGGCGTTCCTGCGAATTGCTGGGGCAATCAGCGGTGCGACAATGGTGTCATCATCGGAAAGACTTCCGATAAGTACGGCATCATTCAGAACGATGTGTTCGAACGCACCATCCGCACTGGCTTCGAACAGAATGGTCTGTCGCCTACTGCGTTCCAGTCCATCGTGACTCGCCGTGGTGCTCGCACTCATATGCAGTTCGACTTCGCCACTGAGAAGGCAGACATCACTCGCAAGGGTGATATCGTTGCGTTGCGAATCACCGCTAAGAACTCGTTTGACGGCACTAGCCGCTCTTCGATTTCTGTCGGTGCTCTTCGTCTCATCTGCACGAATGGTATGACATCCTTCCGTGAGGATATGATGTTCTCTGTGCGTCACACCTCCAATGTGAACTATGAGTTCGTCAACGATGTCGTCATCCAAGCGATGAGCGAATGGTCTTCGCTTCGCACTGTCTGGCAGAACCTCGCCAACATCCCGCTCACGCAACAGCAGGGTTGGAACGCTATCGAGAATATGGTGAACCGAGGTTACCTTGGTGCATCCGTTCGCAAGCGTGTCCACGATGTGTGGTCTGTTCCTAATTACGATGCCGACAAGGCCCGTAATTTGTGGAACTTGTACAACGCTCACACGCAGGTGCTCACGCATCAGTTCAGCGAGCAGAAGTACGAGATGACGAACCGCACTTCGTCTCAGGTTCTCCACGCACTGCACCACGCCACCACGAGTCACGATGAGTTCATAAACCTCATCGCCTCTCCTGACGAGGTTCGTAGCAACTGATAACGCTGGGACTCATCATCGCAAGGTGGTGAGTCCCTCCTATCACTATGATTACGATTAACGCAGTGTCGCTCACTAACGAGCAGTTGGAAGCACTCATCAAGTTGGTGAATTGTGGCTGGGTATTAGACTACTCATCCATTCACAAACTCCCCGCAGAGCAATGCATTTTGATTGCTGTCACTGGCCCTAACACTGGTGCGAAGATGGTCTTCGGCATCGAAGCAGACGGATACACACACTCGTGAGCCTCGACTTCGAATTCGCTGAAGGTATCGACCGCAAGTTGATTGAGTACACGCAAGCCGATGGCTCGCTCCATTGGTTGCCTCGTGCTCAGTCGTTTGTGTTCTATCAGATGGGTCTGCAACACGACATCGATGGTGAGATGACAGATGTCAAACTTATTGAGTGTGCGAGGCGTATCGCACTGCTCGATATGATGGCTCATCACGCTCACTACTGGGAAACTGTTGATGGTATTCAGTATGGTTACCGCCACTCACTCGCTGATGTGGTAACTTATTGGGGACTTACCACCAATGTTTCTCACAAGACGAGGACGCAGTGGGATTCGTACTTCCAGAAGTGCTGGATTAATACCACGAACAAGCGTTACGACTCTGATGTCAAAGAGGTCATCGAGCGTTTGTCCAAGCGTGTGCCATTCAGCACACACAAGAATACCGAGTCGTGAGCATCTATCCTCGCAAGGCACGACATAGGGCTGGATACAGATGCTGTGCTATGTGTCGCAAGACTAAGCAGAACGAATCGTTCTATGTGCTTAGCAATGTGACCAAGTACCTGTCATCGTATTGCAAGCCTTGTATGTCCATCTATATGCGTAGCAGGTATCTCTATCATAAGAAGAATGCCTAACGCAGTAGAGGTAGTGGTAGTTACGCTCTGGTTAATCGCCCTCATTAAAATCTCACGCAAGTGAGTTTCAATTAAGGCAAAAATCTTGCGTGCCATCAGGTTTTACTGAGCACCAAGCAGTGGGTAGCAGGACATCAAACACCCTGTTGCCCACTTTCACTTTCTCGGCAAATAGTTTCGGATATAATGAATGTGTACCCGCTACGGCACTGACGCACGAGCGAGTACCCGCACGAACCAACAACAAGTGCGGTGATGGTTATCAACCAGTATGAAAAAGAAAACTGTCGGTAAGAGCAAGGCCACGAAGGCCACGCTCACTGCAAAACAATTCGGTGAGACGCTCACGCCTCTCGCTGAGTTCGTCGGCGGCAAGACGCACAAGGTCGGACAGGAACGACTCCTGAACGAAAAGGTAATCACTGACGAAGAGTGCTTCGCTTGGGTTCTCAACATCGGCAAGACTCTGCCCGAATTGTTGAAGACCATCAAGGCCGCCGCCAATCAGGCGAAGGCCGAAGGCGATGGCAAACTCATCAAGGGCGTGACCAGCGTTATCGCCGCTAAGAAAAAGTCGAAGGCTCCGAAGATTAATGTGAGCAAGGTTCGCAAGGCCGCATTGGCCGAGATGAAGACTGTTCGCAACATCGTCACCGCCGCCGCAATCCTCACGCCTTACATCAAGGCCGATTCCAAGTGAGCATCAACGGCAAGATGGTGAAGGCGGTTCCAGCCAAGGCCACGCTCGCAAAACGATGCGAGCAAATCCGCATCGCTCATCACGCTCACTACAAAGCACGCAAAATGCTTCGCACGATGCGAGACGAACTCGTGGCGGCTAAGGCCGATGCGTATCGTGCAATCAATGACGCTAAGGACTCGGTGACCGAAGCACGGCTTCACCTGCTCCTCGCCAAGATTGATGTGATGCGTACCAAGCGTTCAATTCGCCAAGCGAAATGTCAGTGAGCGTTATCGCATTGGCATTGCTCCTGATTGTGATGCGTTGCTTAGACAGTAAGTGATGCGTTGATACAGGCACGGCATTGTGAGAAAGAATCTCTGCTCCTCACGCAAGTGGGGGGCGGGGGTTCTCCTCACTTTTTCTCACCCCTCTTCTACGGATTACAACACACACATTATATATGCAAAAGACATATAAGTCTGTGTAGGAAGGGGGTTATTAGGGGGATTGTTGGTTATGTCTGTCAAGCGGAATCTGTTAGTTTAGTGTTTTGGGTAGGGGGAAATCTATTTCCTAGGGGGGTGAAGCAGATTTCCTAGGGGGGGGTGCTATGGATTTCCTACATATAGAATAGTCTCATAGAATAGTATATCGATACAATAGGGTTGACATAGGTATTCATTGAGTAATCTGGGGGTATGAACATCAAAGAAAGCGAACTGATTGAGAAGAACGGCTGGCTGAAGTCCGATTTGAAGGCGGTTCGCCACGATGCCATCGAGTTTGAGGGTATGCGGCTCTGGTTCCGTGAAGAATCGAAGAAACCTAAGCATCTTCAGACCATCTGGTGGACGGATGTTGGAGTTTTGTATCTGACTGAGTACTTCAGAGTTAAGACAGAACTTGAAACTCAACCTCCAATGCAAGAAAGTCGTGTTATGTCCAAGGAAGAGTTTGTTAAGTTGGTAAACAACTCTAAGTGGGTAGGCCGTGTTGTTAGAAATGGCTACAAGAACTTCAACACAGTTATGGTTGAACACGACTCTGGGTTTATGGTTCTAGTCAATTGTCGTAACAACAAAACCCTTCCAAAGAACTCGTATGTTGAAGTTGACACCAAGAATAACAACCACACCATTCGCAAACCCGCATTTAAATCCTATGAAAAAGCCAAGCAAGCCTAACAAGTCTAAGTTTAAACAGCCCGATGCTATGCACGAGGCTCTCGATATTCCTAAGTATACCAAAATGCCAGCCGATGATGGTTCTGAAGGCGAAGGTATGAAGCACGAAAAGTCCGAATCGAAGAAGAAAGAGTGCAAAGAGTGCAAGAAGAAGCCCTGTAAATGCTAACCGAGCCAAATGATGAAGACGAAGAGGAGTCCACAGACCCTCTAGACTTTATCTGGCTTAAAAAAATTGAAGCGATGCGTTGCTTTGCAACGCACAGATACACGCCACAGTAGCACAATGGTTGTGCAACAGTTTTGTAAACTGTAGGTTGTCGGTTCAAGTCCGACCTGCGGCCCCACTTTATGGAAGAATGGAAGCCAGTACCAATCGAGCAATTTAAGGGCTTGTACGAGATTTCAAGCCTTGGACGGCTCAGGGCTTGCCCAAAGACCACAAGTGACGGCAGAAGGCTTCCTGAGCGGCTTGTTAAGCCTACTATCATCAACAGTGGCTATCTTCAGTTTAAGTTGCACAACAATAAGTTTAGGTTTAATGTAAACGCACATAAACTTGTTGCAATTACTTTTGGACTTATATACTGGAACGAACATTCCAACTCTAACCTACAAATTAACCACATTGACGGCAATAAGCACAACAATGCGGTTTCTAACCTTGAAGCGTGTACACCTAGTGAAAACCTTCAACACGCTTGGAGAACTGGACTAAGAAAAAACTAATATGGCTGAACCTATTGACCTTGACGAAATCTTTTCACCTTATGCCCTAGGACAACCTAAGGAAAAGATGAAAGGTAGAGATAATTCCTCTGTAATTGATATTATAAAAGATTCATTTAAAGAAGGAAAGGGAGGTTATTTGCTTGGAGGAGCAGGTGTGGTTACAGCAGGTGCTGGAGTAAGAATGGCTTGGAATAAATCTGTTAAAAGCAATTTAGAGTTAGTTCAGCAAGCGGCTAAAGCAGAAGCAAGTGCTATGACTGAAGCAACAGGTGCTGGATACAAGGCAAGACCTGTAACCCTTAATAGACCTTTGACTGGTGTTGTGTCTGGTGCTACAACTTCTGGGGTAGGGCTTCCAGTTGCTGAGGCTGAACAACTTGCTCTTGCAAAAGACATTACTAGAAGCAAATGGCTTCGTCCTTTTGGTCTTGGTCAGTATGCTGACTCTGCACTTACGCCTAAACTTGAAATTAGACCTACTATGGTTCGTCCAGCACTTGCTGGAGAAAGAACACTTGGTCTTACTGGACTGACAGAAACACATACTCCTAGACCTTTTGTTGTTTCTGCAAAAGATATTCCTAATATTGTTGCTGGTGGAAATGAAAATTCTGCTGGTCGTGCAATTGCGGCTAATATGCCAGCACCAAGAGAAGGGCTTCCATTTAATGCTTACCAAAAGGCTGGAAGGGCTTTGTTTAATATGCAGTATGGAAATGCTGGTATTCCTCTTAACTCTGCTTCAAATATTGGAAAATCTTTGTTTAAAAGCGGTGCTGGATTACAGGCTGTTATGGAAGCAGGTACTGCCGCTTATGATACTTGGCCTGAGTTTCTTGGTGGTAGTGGAAACAATGTTTACGGAAGAACTGTACAAGAACTTCGTAAAGGTGTTAATCCTGAACTAAACCCATTTGAATATAATGCAGTTGCTCCTTTTGGTGGAGCACTTGCTAATGCAAAGCGTTGGGGTTATGGTGCGGCTAATGCTGGCCTTGCTGGAATCCCACTGCTATACAATACTTTGATGGAAACTGCTGAAATGGATGCAAAAAATAAAGCATCACTTGAAAAAGCATTTGCTGAAAAACCAGAACAATTTAATCCAGATGAACTGGAAAGACAAAGACTTAGAAGAATTGAACTAGGCGTTGCTTCTGCTAGTGATGAACTTAGATTAAATACACCAGAAGCACACGAAGCATATAAAGCCAAAGTAAAAGAACTTGAAGAAAAGAAAAAGTCTAAGAAGTGATTGATTCTGAATTCAAGCCAACGCCTCATCCAGTCATCAAGATGCCAGACATCAAGATGCTGGTTGAGCGTTTTGGAATTGAAAAAACGGCTCAAATTCTTGAACTAAGAGAAGACAAGATTCTTGCAGAACAGGTAGACCCTTATCGTCACGGATTTGAACCTGACCATTGGAAAGACGCTGACAAAATCATTAAAGATAAACAGGAACTGCTTGTTCTTGGCGGCAATCGTGCTGGTAAGACTGAATGGATGGCTAAAAGAGTCATTCAAACACTAGTCAACAAGGAGAAATCAATGGTTTGGTGTCTGCATACGACTCAAAAGTCCAGTATTCAAATGCAACAAAATGTTGTCTGGAAGTATATGCCTCCAGAATTAAAAAATTGCAAAAAGACCAAGGTAACAAACATTGCATACAGCCAAAAGAATGGATTTTCAGAAGAGTCCTTCATTCTTCCTAATGGTTCTCAGTGCGTGTTTATGAATTATGCTCAGAAACGAGATGTCATTGAAGGTGGCGAGTGTGATTTGGTATGGTGCGATGAACTTGTGCCTATGGATTGGGTCGAAACCCTCCGCTATCGACTGGTTACACGAAGAGGAAAACTGGTAATCACTTTCACGCCTGTTGCTGGATACTCGCAAGTCGTTAAGGAGTTTGTGTCTGGTTCTAAATTTACAAAAACGCTTCCTGCCACTGTCCTAGACCAGAATGTTGTTCATTGTAATGGTGCTCCAAGGGGCCATATGCCATATACTGCTGAAAGCCATCGTGGAAATGCGGGAGTTATGTGGTTTCACTCTCAACTTAACCCCTATAACCCATTTGATGAACTGATTAAGACTTTGCAGGGCAAAAACCTGTATGAGAAGAAAATTAGAGCCTACGGATGGGCAGATAACACTGTAGGTAACCAGTTTCCAAGATTTGGAGAGCATAACATCATCAAAGATAGCGATGTACCCGCTGAGGGGACTAACTATATGGTAACCGACCCCGCTGGAGCCAGAAACTGGTTTATGCTATGGATGCGGGTTGGAACTGATGGTAATTACTACATTTACAGGGAGTTCCCAGACATCAGTTATGGCGAATGGGCCTTGCCGTGTGAGAAACCAGATGGCAAGGAGGGTATGGCTCAGCGTAATGGTGCTGGTATGGGTATTGACGATTACAAGCGTCTTATCCGTTCCCTAGAGGGGTCAGAGGAGATATTGGAAAGGTATATCGACCCTCGTGCAGGTGCAACACAGGCGGTTGGTCGTGACGGAGGAACATCAGTCATTGAACTACTAGACTCAGGCGATGACCCAATGTATTTTGCACCTGCGGCTGGTGTGGCTATCGAACAAGGGGTTGCTATGATTAATGACCTCCTTGCATATGACATCTGTCAGCCGATATCTCCGCTCAACCAGCCAAAACTTTTTGTAACAGACAGTTGCAAGAACCTTATATATTCACTTAAGGAGTGGACTAACGCAGATGGAGACAAAGGGGCTTCAAAAGACCCTGTTGACTGTTTGCGGTATTTAGTTGTTATGTCTCCTATTCATATTGACCATTCTAAGAATCCAGTGAATCAACCCTTTTCATACTAATGCAATCTACTAATTATAACGATGAAACAGCAGACCAACTGCTTTATGCGTCTAAAGAGCCAAATATTCAGGCTCTTCACGCTGAGTTGGCTCGTTCTTACCTTTTTGGTGCTAATGTCACAGAACTTAACCTTAATGATGACCTTAGATTTTGCAGATGGAATGGTCAGACTTCTGACGGCAAAAAATTTAGCAAAAACCGAGACGAAGATGACCCCGCTTTGCCGTGGGAAGGTTCTTCCGATGTAAGAGTCAGACTTATTGATAGAGTCATTAACGAACAGGTATCTCTTTGGATGAACTCACTTAAGAATGCCAAACTTGGCGTTTCTGGAAGAACTTCTGAAGACGCTCAGTCTGCTGGTGCGATGTCAACGCTTCTTGAGTATGTTGGTGCTGGAAGAAACAAGCAGGAAATGAGAAGAGATGCTGAACTGCTTGCTCAGTATACAAATCAGTATGGTTGGTCTGTTATGCACATTGGCTGGGAGCAGGAAATGGGTATGCGTGAGCAGAAGTTTACAATCACGGATTTGGTTAATATGGCTCAACAGGCCGCAGTTAACAATCCGCAGTCTCCGTTGGCTTCTCTTCCGTCTATGGTAATGAACAAAGAGCAGGAAGAACTTGCCGTTGCCGTTGCTCAGTCTGCCCTTCCTACCTACGAGGAAAAAGAAATTAGACGGATGGTTAAAGAACTTAGAGAAGAAGGATTTACCAGTATTTTTGAGGAAGCGATTATGAAGAACCTTCCTGTCGTTACGGCTCTTAAACCATATGATGAGATTACCTTCCCTCCTGAAACAATTGACCTTCAGAAAGCCAGAATTGTCTTTAGACGAGTGTATATGACAGAGGTAGAGGTTCGTGCAATGATTAACACAGATGGATGGAGTGAAGAAGGAATTGAAGAGGCTGTTAAGACGAAGGGACAGTTCTTTTGGTATCGTGACCCTAATGTTGTTCCAATCAATAGGCTTAATCAGGATTATCGCCTTAGAACAAATAACCTTATTGAAGTCTGTTATGCATACTACAGACAATTGAACGAGAACGGAAACCCCTGTGTTTATTACACAATCTTCTCTCCAAATGCTGGAACAGAAGTTTGCCTTAAGCACGACAAACTTGGTTACGCTCACGGAAAGTATCCTTTTGTAGTTCTTCGCAGAGAGCATATTAGAAAAGCAGTTTATGAAAGCAGAGGAATCACGGACATTCTCCAAACCGACCAGTCTGAACTTAAGGCTCAGCAGGACTCCCTCAGAGATAGAACCGCAATCGAAACAGTACCACCTATTATGGTTAAGCGTAGGGGTGTTGGTGGTATTGGCAGAATTGGCCCAGCGATGCAAATCCCTGTCACTGGCCCTGATGACTTCAAGTTTATGGAGCCACCCAAGGGTACTCCTACTATTGCGGAGTTTGTAATTGCTAATGTTGAAAAGAGCACGGCTACTTACTTTGGGCTTAATCACCTAGAGACACCGCCTCCGCTGGCTCAGATGCTTCAGCAATCTTCTGTTGACAACTGGCTTACTGCTTGGTCTGAAATCTATACCCAGATGCTTCAACTTTGCCTCCAGTATATGGACAGCGAAGAACTGGCTCGTATTGCTGGCGTAGATATCCCAAAAGGAATTGACGACATTGTTAAGCAGTATGACTTTGAAGTACGATTTGACATCAGAAACCTGTATAGCGACCTAGTGATGGAAAAACTTCAGGCCATCAGCCAGTTTGTTATTCCTTTGGATTCTGCTGGTGTAATTGACCGCTCTAAGTTGGTTCAGAAGGCTGTTGAGGCTATTAGCCCTGATGCGGCTAAGGAACTTGTCATTAATCAACAAACTGCTTCTCAGAAGATGTATCGTGATGTTCAGACGGATATTGGAATGATGATGCTTGGTAACGAAGCCAACTATGTGGAAAATGACCCCACGGCTCAAACCAAGATGCAGTACCTTCAGGAAATTATGCAGAAGAATCCTAAGGCTCAACAGGCGGCTCAGTCTGACCAAATCTTCCAGATGCTCCTTCAGAACTACCAGAAGAATCTTCAGATGTCTGTAATGCAACAGCAGAACAAGCAAATTGGTAGAATTGGCGTGTCTCCTATGGCTGACAAGATGCAGGAAATGGTTCAGCAGTCTCAGGCTAATCTCAATAATGCTAAAACTCAGCAGATTAACCAAGGTCAGCAGAGAGGCGGTTACTAATGAAAGAATCTGAATACAGGGTGTCTGTTTTTGGTTTTACGCAACCAAATGAACTTTGGGAGCATATTTTGTATATTGTTGACATAAACGCAGAAGCGGAATCTTCAGTTGCTACTGGAGTTGAGGTTTCTGGTGAACAGCGTATCCACGCTTGCGGAAGAGCACAGGCTTGGAAAGACATCAAAACCCTACTGCTTGAAGAGCGTAAAAAAGGGCTTGATGCTAACGGAATAAATAACTCGTAAATTTATTTGACAGTTGTAAAAAGAGTGTCAAATTAACCCCAACAGTTTCTGGGAGTCTGCAAAAACCCTGCCTTAAAAATAGGCACTTTAGACCTTATCTAATGACCACAGAAAATAATAATCAGGGAGAAGTGAACGAATCCCAGTCGCAAGACGCAAACAGTTCAAACGAGCAGAATGGTGCTCGCACTGCTAGAGACTTAAACAATCGCTTGGCAGAACTACTTGGAGACGACCCACTTATCGCCCAAGCGGAAGCAGACGAATCCGACAGTAATCAGTCTGAAGACCAAGAATCAGAAGGTGAGCCAGAAACGGACACCAATACTGAGGATGGCGAAGAGGTTCATTCACAGTCCGAGGATAATGAAGATGAAAATGTCTCTCGTGGAGTACAGAAGAGAATTGATAAACTGACTGCTAAGCGTAAGGATGCGGAAACGCAACTGGAAGCCCTGCGGAAAGAAGTCGATGACCTGAAGGCTCAACAGAGTGCTCCTAGACCGAGTACAATTCTTCCTGATGTTCCTCATTCCAATCTGGATTCCGTTGTAGAAATCGAGGCAGAGATTGCCCAAGCACGAAATGTTAGAAATTGGGCTGAGACTAACGCAGAAGGATTTACACAGACTAACGAGGACGGCACTGAAACATATTATGACTCTGCCCAAATCAGGCAGATTAAGGTTAATGCTATGAAGGCTCTTGAAGAGTCCCTTCCTCAGCGATACCAGTATGTTCAAGCCAGAGACAGTATCGAACCTATTGCTAATAAGGAGTACCCTTGGTGGAAGGATAAGTCCAGTTCTGAACGGCAGATTGCCGAGAAGTTCCTGAACGCATTCCCACAAATCAAGAAGTTCCCTGATTACAAGATGGTGATTGGCGACTATATTCGTGGTGTCAAAGCACGGGAAAACAACCTTAAGTCTAATAAGGCAATTCCGAAGGCTCCTACATTCCCTCGTTCAAGCGGTTCAGTGCCAAGTATGAATAAACAGGACATTCAGAAAAGCAATGCAATGGCTCGTTTCCAGAAGACTGGAAAAGTTGATGACCTTAATTCAGTGATAGAAGATTACCTGTAAACCCTAATTATTATACTACTATGGCTTCTCTAACAGAAAGAAATATTGTGAGCGGTAAGCGTGAGGCTCTTGCGGACATCATCTCGATGATTGACGCTAAGTCCACACCCTTCACCTCTATGGCCCCGAAGGTTGCAAAACCTGGAAATACTCTCTTCCGCTGGCAGGTTGACTCCCTCCCAACTGTGTCCGCTGAACAGGCTGGCATTGTCGATGGTACGGATGTCTCCCCGACTGCTGATACTAAAAACTATGTCAAGGATGGCGGCACTCAGTACCGCTATGAAATGTCTAACCACATCCAGATTTTCCGTGAAGCCGTCCGTGTGTCCCCGCTGACACTCGACATTGCTGTCGTGGCTGGTGTGAAGTCTGAACTTGCCAACAATGTGTCTAAGGGCATTGAAGTTGTTAAGCGTAAGATTGAAAAGACCCTTTGCTCTGCCAATCTTCCCAAGGCTGACGATGGTGCTTCGCAGGGCTACGCTACTCGTGGTCTGGACTCGTGGGTCAAGAACGACTTTACAAGTGACTCATATCTTGTTGTTCCTTCTTCGTTCCGTACTCCTACTGCCTCTATCTCGACTGTTGGCACTGCCGCTCTTGATGAAACGGCTGTTCAGGATATCCTTGCCTCCGTCTTTAACCAGACTGGTCGTATGCAGGAATTCGATGGTATCGTTGGCTACAAGTTGAAGCAAGCGTTCACCAACCTGACTTACACGACTAAGCAGGGTTCAGGCACTGCCCCGATGCAGGCTATCCGCACCCTTAATCGTGAACAGGGTCAGAACTCCTACATCTCTGGTATCGATGTGTTTGAAGGTGACTTCGGCTCGATTCGTCTCCACACCTCGCTCTTCCTCAAGAACAACTTCTGCGGTTACCTGCTGAATATGGACTTGGTTGGCGTTGGCTACGGAGGCAATATCGCTCAGGTCAAGGAACTGACTGACAATGGTGGTGGCCCTGCTCGTCTTATCGAAGCCGTGGCTACTTGCATCGTCAAGAATCCTCTTGGCCTCGCTAAGTTCGACTTCACTACCTAAGGTTGATGGCTGACGACATCGTCCAGTCGTTGGTTGAAGTCATCCCTCCTCATCTTCAAAAAGAGATGGAGAGGGAACTCATCAACGGCTGGAGGATGCGTGAGTCAGTTGCTAAGGCTGAATCGATTCAACACGGACACTTCGATAGGTTTAATGAAGCCAAAGAAGTGGCTGGTCTTGGTAGGAAAGTAGCACAAATCCCCGCTGATGCGTACCACTACTGGGGCCAGCGTCTGGGCTATGAATGCTGGAAGGATAAGCAGTTTATGAAGGAGTTTCTTCGTGACAACGAGCAGTGTGCTGTTCGTAATTATGTCAAGAAGACAGTCGTTCAAGGCACTGTATTCGGTGCAGATGGCTTCGCAGTATGAGAACTACCAATTTTTCCCAAATCCTATTTGAAGCCCTGCAAGTCAGCGGCAACGATAGGTACAACATTAGCAAAGAGACATTTGGTCAATTTCGAGACTTTTGTAATTCCCGCCTAAGAGAGGCTTGGGAAGGACAAGAGTGGCAAGACCTTTGTCGAGTCGCACAGTTTACTACACTGTATGATGCCGCTGGTGTTGGATACTTTATTCCAGCCACTGATTGTGGCGAGGTTCTTGGTGTTTTTAACCTGAACCCCTTGCTTTCTAGCAGGGCTGTTGGTATGACCTATCAATTGTACGATACTGGAACAGAACAGCGTATTGTGCTTGAAAAGACTACCATCCTTGAAGGTTGGTATTACTATAGAACAAAGGTTCCAGCCCTTACTGGAGATTTGTGGGATGCAAATACTGTGTATTATCCTAACTCTCAGTGTTACTTTGATAGTGGTTCTGGAACAGGTACATATGCTCCTGTGCTTGGTAAGCCTCATTCTGCTAACTTCTATACTTGCCTAGCGGTTACATCTGATGGTGAAAGTCCCACTACACATCCTGCAAAGTGGAAACTGGAGCCTATTCCTTATATCTTTGCTCAATTTATGGTGTGGGGTTCTTGTGCTAATTGGCTTGTGTCTGAATCTATGTTCCAAGAGGCTCTTGCAGTCGATGCTAAGGCTAGACAGGTTCTTGACGAAGAAATTGACAAGGTCGTCAGACAGCAGAACCAGACCCCTAAACTCAAATTTACTAATCCATACAGATAATGTCCTCCTCTAATATCCAATTCTCCTCCCCCTTCCTCCGTGGTTTTAACCACACCGATGTCACAGTTGGCACATCTGCCTCTACCGCCCTTGCGGTTGCCGTTACCCCCGAAAGGCGTATTAGCGTCATCATCCAGAATCAACACGCTACGGCTACTCTGACCGTCATCTTTGCCGCTACTGGTTCTGCTGGTCTGAAGGTCAAGGCTGGCGAAAGCATCTCCCTCGACAACTACAACGGCATCGTGCGTTGTGTTTCTGATACCGCCTCTACCCCTGTTCATATCGCCTACGCCACCTGCTAATGGCGGTTGACCTACATTGGATTGGCACAGGCATCTCGTCTGGCAGAAGCCGTAATGGGTTCGGAAGCATTGTGTCGTTTCCCAGCGTCTCGTTCCCTGCGTATGGGACTGTGCTATCTACGGGTTATGGAGTGGATTACGAAAATGGTGCTACACAGGCTTATTCAAGTATCCTTGCTCACTGGGTTTATACTCAAACCTGTGATGTTG